ATCAAAATCGGATACAATAACTTTTTTTCAACAAAAACATTGTTTACATAACCGTAATAGTGCGATGAAAACAAGTTTTCATACTCTAAATATGAGTCAAATGTCGTTAAAAAATCTTTAAAATTCATAATATATCAAAATTTTTAAAAGCCTTGCTGGTAGTAGCAAAGCCTTGATAGTAGTTGTTTATAAATTTTATCATCATATGCTTATGAAATTCTTTATCACTGCTCAATTGATCTAATAAAGTTTTTCTTTCAGTATCACTCACTCGCACTGCATTTTCTGCATTCATAGATACAATTCCGCTCGCCCGAATCTGATATGTCAAAGTAGTTACTGCTCTATACTCTATACACTTTGTTATATACAATAACATATAATGTTTTAGCTGTATATCTTGTGTAGTCTGCGTTCCATCTGCCCATCTCTGTAAAAAATCTTCAAAAAAATTATTTTTAAAAAGTGGCAAAAATTCTATTTCTTTAACATTTTGTAATAAAGTAGCTATAACATCATCGTTAATATTTTTTTGCATTATGCTTACGTCTTTTATTTCAGCTACTGTAAACAATTCCTCAAATGTCATAATATTTTACTGATTTATCGGTTCTAAAACAAAAACTTGGTGCCAATAGTGTCTGCACCAGGGGTAGTTTTTATACCACCCTCCTCTATAAAGCCACACATCTAATCCCGCTCTCGCAGATATCATATCTATTTCCTTTTTAGTGTAAATTCTATTTTCCGTAATCATTTGTATACAAAATTTGCGAGAAGAAGGAATTATCGGATCTCCGAGACCTGGTTTTACCGTATATCTATAATACGTTCTAACTACCTGTATATTTGTATTTTTTAAGATATTTTTACCATTCCTGGTTATATCAAATCCTTTAATATAGCCGTTTTGCTCCAATATTTCTAAACTTTTATTTAATCTGTCTTTTGAAATACCTAATTCGTCGATTATTCCTAACAAATTGGCTTTTTCGTTTATAGCATTTAATATTACGTAGTCATTATAGCTTAAATTTTGTGCAAATTGCATATATTTCACTACTTCATAATCTTCAATTCCACCACTTCCATCTTCCTCTAACTCATGTTCATAGACTATTTTTACATTATCATCTAATTTTTTACCTACTTTGCTAAATAAATCTAATATAAAGTCAACTTTATCATCTTCTATAAATTCTTTTTCGCTACTAAACATATAATTTGTAGTAGCCTGCTTTAAAAAATTAGGTAAAATCTCTTCTATTTCTACGTTTATACCTATGTTTTTTAGACAGTCGAGCAAATAATTTCGACGAGGTAATATATATTGAGCTCGAAAAATGTCAAAACTTGTAGCCAACTCGGTTGCACCGCCGAGCTGACCAGGTGTTTTTATACCGACAAGCAAAGGATTTGTGATTTGGTGTGATATTAATATGTCTTCTTTAATAGCCTCCCAGACGGCGTTGTACCTATCCACCATATCTGTTTGTGGTATAGGATTTACAACGACCGAAGGTGAATCACCTTCTGAAAAGTTTATATAAGCTGCACCCCAATTGTTTTTATCGTAAATAGATTTTTGTAAATCTTTGATATAGTCTTGTTTTTCCGCCTCGCTCAAATGCTTACCTGCAATTATATCTATTATTGAACTCGCTTTAAAACCGTTGTAAATTTCACCTAAATTGTAAAACTTTATCGCTATATCGGTCAAAATTGAAGGTATAGCAGAATTGTAAACAGGCACAGGATAGTTATTTATAGAATTTACATTATTTTCATCGCTTAAAACGAACGGGTCAAGGCCGAAAAGCGAAATTGCACTGTTATTTATCCACTCTTCATCGAAAAAATCACTGTAATAAATGATATTTTTTCGACCAGTCCAGTTCTCGCAGTAGGCATAACTTCCATCCTTCAAAATTCTAACATTAGCCACACTAATATAGTCGCATTTTAGGATGTTATTAAATTTTTCAAATTTTAGTGCAAAACCATTAAAAATTTCGTAGTCTTTTATTAACTTTTTTACAATTTCATTAATATCGTCTAAAAAGTAATATCCATCAGCAGTAACGCTTTTTATTCCACCGCTATAAATATAGTTATTTTTACCGTTTACAATGCCTTGATGCAACCCGCTATTGATAAACAAATAATTGAGAAAATATGAGTAATTATCTCTATCTCCCCATTTAATAATTTCTCCACTCGTATTTTTTATAGAAGATTTTGGTATATTTATCCCTAATTTTATAGCCTTCATAGCAATTAAGTTTTAAAAAAGGGAGTTTTTGGCTCCCTTTTTAATATATTTTTTTTATACTGTTTCTTCAGCTATAGATAGTGTCTCCATAACAGTTTCGGAGACTATTAACATATTAGAAGTTTGTCGGTGAGTAGCTGTCAAAGTTACTCCAGATGCGTCTTCTAAAGCAGTGCCTGTGCTGTAATTAGCAACAAATTTTGCTCCACCTTCATGGAAGTACATTTCGTATGTCCCATCTGACTTTTTAATAATTACAAGGTGTCTGCCTTTTGTCAAAGCGTCGATTTGTGCAAGCACGTTGTTGTCCATTTTATTAACTTTTATCTCGCAAGTTTGTTCGAAAGCCGCACTTGAGTTCTCCACACTACCTACCGCATTACTAGCAAAATTCGAGGTTTGCGGTTCGAATGCTATCTTAAAAGCAGTAGAATACGCTTTTAAAGTCAAAGCACTAACTTGAAAATCAGTAACAGTCAAGGTATCAACATCCTCTATGTTTATGAAGTAAGATTCAGACACGCCTCCAGGTGTGTCACAATCTTTTAACGAAATTCCGTTTGTTAATTTACAAGTCATATATTTTTACTCCTTTCTTTTTAAAAATTATGGTGTAACTGTTTTTACGTAAGTTGCGAAGTCTGTAATATCCGCTACAGCAGTGCCGAGATACAGCATAGCAGAAAATCTTATAGTTTCGTTGTCGTTCGAATACCAAATTCTAGTGTCTTCAAAGTCGCTTTCCAAGTCGGTTCCTAAAAACAGATAATTCTGTATACCAGCAACGGCGCTGGTTCCAGTCAAATAAGGAGTGGCTACCACAACGGCGTTGGTTAGAGGCAGATTAAACCTATTGTTAACAACCTCTATACTAGAAGTTATAGGAGCACTAGAAGTAATTATTTCCGAACGCACGCCTGTCATCAAATTTGGACTAATGAAAATTATAGGACTGGCTTCAGTGCTGTTTTTCCAGTCGTCTGGTAAAGCTTCGAATAAATCATATAATTTACCTAGATCGCTAGATGCTGTCGGTGTTACAGCAGTGCCATCAGTCAAAATTTTGTTTAAAATTCCATCTGTGCTATCTGCAAAAACATAATTTTGTATGTTTTTTCTTAAAACTTGTGTAAAGTAAGCTAGCAAAGCATCGCTAATGTCTAAATCTTCATTTCGTGCACCATCAGTAATATGCACCTCAAAGGAATAGTTTACCAAATCATCAAGACATAATTCCATTCCCATACGTAGTTTTTCTACTTCAATATCTACATCATTCAATACCAAATCAGTAGTATCTACAAAGCCACAACCAGCAGAAGGAATTAATCCATTCCCACTATATTGTGCTCCTTGCAAAAATATCTTTGGTATTTTTTGTTTACCTTTAATGTTTGTTATTATTCTAACAAGGTCTAAAAATTCACTACTGTCAAAGATGCTATAAATCACATCTTCAATCTTGTCTTGTGTAATATTTATATCAGTAGCACCACTTTTATCAATCGCAAATTTGTATTTATTTTTCCCTATCTGCATTATAGATAGCTTTCTATCTACTTTAAAATTAAATTCTTTCATTTTTTGCCTCCTTTTTTATTAAAATTTTACTTTAATCTTTGAAAAATCTGTACGAACATTACTATTACTGTCATCCGTCAAAGGTTTTTGCTTTTTAGCAGTCGCAGTAGGTTTAGCTGTCATAAAAGAATTTATTTTCTCTTCTATTTCAGCAATTTTTTTGTTCATTTCGTCTAAAGTTTTTTTAACATCGTCGTTGCTCATAGCCTCTTCGCTTGTAACCTCGTTGATTCCAGTAATAGTGCCATTTTCGTCGACTACGACTTCATAAATTCTATCCTCGTAGTTAATTAAATACGTGCCTTGTTCTAAAAGCACTTCGGTACCGTCCTCTGCAACTGCATAAATCAGTTGTCCAACCTCGAGTGCGTCAAATCGCACCTGGACACCTTGATCTGTAACGGCATCAACAAATTGTTGTTTTTGTTTGTTTTTTTCTTTTTCCATATCCTTTTTGTTTTTATTGTTTTTATATTTTAACTTTAACTTTTTCAAATCTGCTAATACTTCTATACTAAATCCTCGCAATTTTTTATTTTTTATCATATCCCAAATTTTTTTATCCACCACCTTGTAGCTCACTATCCACGTGCCCTTTGGCAAAACGCCAAATTTTCCAGGAGCCTTTTTATTATCATCTACGAAGTAACTTTCTAGCAGTATAGCACTACCTTCAATCACACTGCCATCATGGTTTATAGAAATTTTGTTAAACCCGTTTTTGCCAAAATAATCATATGCCATTTTTTCAATCGCTTCTGCAGTAAACACTAGCATATATTCGTAACCGTCGTCGTTTCTGTAAATCGGAGTATTAGCTAGCATAACAACACTAGTCACAATCTGCTTTTCAGTATCATAAAAATCAAGTCGCTTTTTTGCATCAGAAAAATACAGCCACTCTTTTTCCGTCGCGGGCTCGGAGACAAATGAGTTTACTATCATCTCAATATCCTTCGTTTCATCGATTTTATAGATATCCATATAAATTATTTTTTACAAATATACGTAATTTATCTATTAATTAATCATCTTTGTCGAAATTTTCACGTTGTAACGTGAAA